CTCCGTGGAAGTGGGATGTCAGCGCGTCGAGCACGGCGCGAGCCTGCTCGTGGTCGAGCCGGAACGTCGGCCGGTCCACCGCTTCGGCCGGGTCGATCTCATCCCAGCTCAGGGACCACCAGTTCTCCGCGTCCCCGAAGTGCAGGATGCGCGGCTTCATGTCGATGCAGCCCGGCTCCGGGTGCATCACCAGGGAGATCGCGACGTGCAGGCCGATGATGTCCTCGTGGACGTAGGCGCGGATCATGCGGGCGGCTGTCCCGGATTAATGCCCGCCTCGGCGATGAGCTGCGACGTCGTCTTGAAGCCGCGAACCAGGGCCTCCCTGATCTCGGCCTTCGGTGCTGGTGCGGGCTCGGTGATGGCGCCGGGGTCCGTGCCGATCGCGGCGCGGACGAAGCAGTCCTTCGCCTCGAGCAGCTTCCGCAGGCCCGTGGTCAACTCGGGGCCATCCGGCAGGTGCCGGAGCAGCTCGCCCGCCATCGAAGCGCACATGGCGGAGACGTGCCGGGGCGTGCCTGCGGGTAGGTGCTCGTAGCTGAACCACTGGGCTACCTGCTGCGTGGCTGGATGCCGGCCTGCTGCGAGCGGGCCGGTCTCAGTCGTCATCGTCGCTGCTCCTGTCGCTGAACTCGGTGTAGGCCAGTGCGCTGGTCGCCGGGATGCTCAAGACGCCGCTGGCGCGCGGCCTCGACTACCTTCTCGCGATTCCGGCGGTACCAGAGGCGCTTGTAGGCGCGCCTTGCCTCGGCGTCAGCGTGCGGCATAACCGCCGCCGCCATTGCACGTAACATCAGTCACGGTCGGACCTGCCTAATCAGGTGCGGCTACGCCCTGGCGGTGGTAGCACACCGTCAGGGCACTTTTCCTTAGAACATTCTATCTGATAATGGCCGTCAACCTATGATTTTCGGGACAAACGGACTGGCGTCCTTTGCCGTCAATGGCCAATTCGGCAAGGTGGATGGCTCATAGGCCGCAGTCGTCCCCGGCAGCTCGTACGGCTCCTCGGGCGGGGGCTCGTTCATGCCGCCCACCGCTCCCAGCCGACCCGGCCGTCATCGGTAAAAGTGAACCGCAGGCCGCTAGCCTGCTGGATCGCGTCCTTGACCAGCTGGCCGACGCGCGGGTCTGCAAGGTGGATCGTGTAGAACTTGGCGTGCAGCGACGGGCGCGGCGCGAACTGATACCAGCCGCTGATACCGCCGTGGCCCATGCCGTCAGCTTCGACGATCTTGCGCTGCTGCGGAGTGAGGCCGGACGCCGCGACCCACCCTTTCCCGGCCGGCGCGGGATCGCCATCCCGTCCGCCGTGCGACAGGACATGCAGCAGCGACGGGTCGCGCGGCTTGAGGCCCTCAACGTAGAACTTGTGCGGCCAGCCGTACTTGCGGTCGGCCCAGGAGGCGTACCAGCCGCCGGGGTCGTAGGAGTGCGCCGGACGCAGGGCCTCAATGCGGGCGCGTTCCTCGTCGCCGATGTCCGAGCTGCTCAGCACCTCGGGTGTCATCCACGATGTCTTCTGGCTGCGGAAGCAGGCGTCCCATCCTTGCAGGCCGCACACCGTGCAGGTGCCGGTACCCGGAGTCTCGGCGGCCAGGTCTTCCGGGTGGATGCAGCCGCAGAACGAGCAGGTGCGGAAGAAGTCGCCGTAGCGCGGCTCGCGCCAGTCCCAGCCGCCCCAGCGCGCGGCGCTGTTCCAGCCGGAACCGTGCACGGGGTCGGCGGCAGGGTCGTAAACGGCCGTCACGCCGCCTTCTTCCCCTGCTGCTCGCGACTCGCGGTTGTCAGCCACGGACCTCGCTCCTGATCGACGTGCCCGACGTAGGCCCACACGAAGTGCTGGTCTTCCTGCTCGGCGGCGAGGACGTGGTGGTGACCGTCCACGATGACGTCCTTGTCCGAGCCGGGCCAGCGGACCAGGACCACGGGCTTAGGCTGCTGGCCCTTCTTCAGCGCGCGGCGCATCTTCCGGGCGATCTTCTTGACCTTGCCGGGCTCATGGCTGGCGTTCCAGTCGTCCCGGTCGTCCATGTCGATCTGGTCTAGCGGCACCCGGACCGGCCCGGACCAAGCGGCCTTGTCCTTCACCCAGCTGATCGCCGAGGCGGGGAACGACCCGGCCATCTGCGCGTAAACGGCGCCGGTGACGTCCTCGTACAGGGCCTCGCTGGCGGCGTGGTAGCGGCGCAGCGCTTCGCGGACCGCGGCGCGCTGCGCGGCGGCCGACTCAGCGCCCTGAGGCGGCTGGCCCGGCACCTGCGGCGGCTGCCCTGGCATGACCGCGGCCGGCCCGGCGATCTTCGCCACGGTCGCCTTGCTCATCGCGTCCAGGTCCTCGACCAGCACCATGTTCTGCCTGTCAACCAGGACCGCCTTGTCGCCGCCCTCGACGGGAGGCTCGCCGATCTCGGCCCGGCCCTTGTTGATCGTGTAGGTGGCGTTCCGGATCCTGGTGTCCCGGATCTGCTCGACGACCACCGAGTCCCGGTAGTCGACCTCGCGGAACTTGCTCTTCCAGCCCTGTACGCCGAACCCCTGGACGGCGATGCAGAAGTGGAGCTTCTCGAGCAGCAGCTCGGCGATCGGGTCACAGGTGTTGATCATGTAAGTCCTGTGCTGGGCATCGCCCGTTCCGCCGCCCAGGTTGCCGCTCTCGATGATGCCGACCTCGGCCGGCGGGACGCCGCAGCCGGAGATGATCTCGTCGCGGGCGTCCTTCTTGGCAGCCAGCACGTCAGCGAGCTTCCCGGCCTGCAGTTCGGTGACCTTGCCGCCGTTCTTGGAGGTCAGCGGCGCGCCGATGTTCTTCGTGCCCAGGTTCCGGGCCCGGTACCGGTTATCCCAGCGGGTCACCTCGTCCTCGGAGTACGACGCGGGCAGGTCCACGTGGACGTTCATCGGGAGGCCCTTGCGGAGCATCTCCTTCTCGCAGGCCGCCGCGTACAGCCAGGCCGCCATCGGGGTCAGGACCGCCTGCAGCGGCGAGATCCCGTTCACCCCGGGCCGGGCCGAGTCGAGGCTGATGTGGATGACCTCGCGCGGCTCGAACTCGGCCCTCTGGCCGGTGTCGGTCTGCTGCACCCACGCCGTGACCTGCCCGTGGTCGTCAGCCCGCGGGAAGGTCGTGGGGACGTCCAGGTTGTACAGCGCTACCGGGGTCGGGCCGTCCCACACGACCTCGAGCAGCGCGTCGCCGAACACGATCAGCGCGGCGATCGCGTTCCTCAGCAGCTGGCGGATGTCCTGCTCGGGGTTGCAGAACGCGTAGAACCGCTCCAGGGCGACGACGGACGGCGGCTTGTCCGGCGCCTCGTCGCCCACGCCGGTGTCAGCATCCCAGTCGGTGTACAGGCCGCCGGCGGTGATGGTCCGGGTGATCGCCTGCACGCACGCCCACGCCCACGGCACCGCGATGTAGCAGTCGTAAAGCTCTTCGAGCTGCGTGCCCCGGTCTGAGCCGGTGGACGCCCCTACGGACTGTACGTGCTCGTCGATCCCGCCCTGCGGGATGCCCGGCACGAACCCGGTCCGCGCGGGGATGGCCCGGGTCGGGCCCGCCTGGGCCGCCACCGCGGCCCGGGCCTTCTTCTCCGCGACGTTGCGGCGGAAGGCGGGAGGGATCCAGCCGGCCAGCGGCATGCGACCTCCCGGCTGCGGTCAGGTCGTCACGCCCAGGGAGGCTTCTGCAAGGTGCCCTGCTTCGGGTCGCGGTCGGCCAGGTCGTCGGCGTCGTGGTGGCGGAACGCGAACGGGCCGCGCGGCTCCAGCTTCTCCAGGTCGGGTTTCTCCTCGGGGGGCGGCGTGTCCGGCCATGACGGGCCGCCGCCGACGTTGATCAGCAGGTACCGGGCAGCGTCGGGCAGGTGGTCCTCGCCGTCCGTGGCCGCGTCCTCGGGGTCGCCCTTCGTCGCATGGGGCAGGTCGGACAGCGTCCGGTAGAACTCCGGGCACGTCGAGAAGATGTGCATCATCGGGCAGGTCGCCCAGCCGTAGGGCAGCGCCCGGTGGTGCGGACATGCCGGCCCGTCCTTGACATAGGACCGGACCCGTTCCCAGCCGGGGACGCGGCCGCCCTTGCCGGCCTCGGTCAGGTAGACGCCGTTCTCCGCGTAGATGTCCGCGATCGGTTTCTGCTCGCCCCGGGTCGCCCACATCGCGTCATCAGCCCAGCGGACCGCGACATGCTCGTCGCCGGCTTCGGCCTCGAGGATCCGCCTCGCCTGGTCGGACTCGCCGACCCGGGCCTCGTAGATCTCCCGGTAGAACCAGGCCCGGCCATCCTCGTCGACCGCGGCCCACAGGACCGCCCACGGCTTGGCGAATCCCCAGTCAATGCCGTTGTACCGCTTCCACGAGGCGGGCAGCGTGAACGGCTCGACGACGTGACGGTCATGGCTCAGGCTGGTGAACATCTGGCCGGCGAACACGTCCCAGTTCCCGTCGAGGAACGCGGCCCGGAGCTTCTCGTCCAGCGACAGCAGGTCGCTGGCATACTCCGGGTTGACGTGCGGGTTGTCAGACAGCTTCGACGGGATGAAGCGGACCGTGCGGCCCCGCTCGTCGGTGACGACTTTCGCGCCGTGATCGGTCGCGGTGATGTACTTCTGCTTCACCGCGCCATGCCCGGCGCCGCCCGGATTGCTGGTCGACCGGATGCCCAGGACCGGGATGTCCTCGCGGCCCGACCGCAGCCGCGACTCCAGGAACGAGATCACGGCCGGCGGCGTCAGGGTCCGCTCGTCGAACAGCAGCAGCTGGTACTGGCCGCCCTGCCGGCGGGTCGCGTCGGCGACGTTCTCCGCGTACCTGAACATCAGCACGGAGCCGTTCGGGAACCGCAGCTCGTGCGCGGAGCCGTTCCAGACCGCCCCGGTAGCGTTCGCGTAGCTCATCTGCGCGAGCTCGGCGAGAAGCGATTCCTCGAGCTCGGGGTAGGTGCGGCGGAACGCGCCGATCCGCAGGCCCGGATAGCGGACCGCGGCGCGGATCCCCTCGGCGGTCAGCGCACGGGAGTTGTGCGTGACGATGTAGTCGTCGGTCACGTACAGGTGGTTCAGGTTGTCGACCTGGATGCAGCGGCTGTTGTCGATCTCGGTTGGCTCGACCGAGACGACGCGATGGAAGGGCTCGACGTCGCCGCCGTTGTATTGCAGGACGCGCTCGCGCTTGCGCGTCATGTGGAACAGGCGGTCCATGTGGCGGCCGCGCACGTAGATGCCGTAGGCGAGTCGCCCCTGCCGCTTCTCCCCGTTGTGGATGAAAGTGGGCTGCTTGGTCGTGACGGTGGCTTTGTAGCCGAGCGACCGGAGGACATCCCTGGCGTCCTGCGCCAGTCGGCCGGAGACGGTGGTGAAGCTGACGTGGCCACGCTTGTCCATGGTGCCGTCGGTGTCGAACAGGCCCTGGATGAACGCGAAGCGGTCGGCCACCGGGGCCAGCTTGATCCGCTCGGGGATGAATTTGTCCCAGGAGTGCAGGCGGCTGAGCCCGTCGCGGCCGAGCATGTCGCTGGCCGAGACACCGGGGTGTCTCTCGTGCGCGGCGAGCAGCGTCCCATCCGCGCTGAGCAGGTTATCGAGGCGCGCCGTGTACTCGTACGAGGGCCGCTTGGTGCCCCGGACGAGGCAGGATATCCAGGCCTGATTCGATCCGAGCTGACGGCCGAGGTCGCGCTGGCTCCAGCCTCGCGCGGCGATGAGACGGCGCAGTTCGGCTGCGAAGTACTCGGCCGACTCCTGGTCGTCGACCTTCGACGCGAACGCGATGGCATAGGCGGGGCAGCGTGCCGTGTCGTCTGACCGGATGCGGCGCAGCTCCAGGTGGGCCGGCAACTCGGCCGTGATCCGGTCGAAGATCTCCGGGTCCTCACCAGTGATGGTGACAGTGCGCTCGCCGAAGTGCCCGTCTCCGATCAGGGCGCCCAGGACGTAGGGGCTCAGCCGTTCCCAGCGCCCCTTCGCGCCCGTCAGGTTCAGCGGGTTGGCGATCGGGAGCATCGGCGGGTGGGGGCGCAGTCCCTCAGCGCGCTCGCGGTCGGCCTGGAGGGCCAGCTCCCGCAGCTGGAGGGTGTTGACGACCCGGCAGCGGGACTGCACCCGCAGATTCCACTCGTCCTCGGGCCGGAGCCCGGCCGGGATATGCCCGGGCTCGTGCTTGCGGCGCTTCCGGTTCCCCGCGACCGATACCGCCCACAGGTGGTCCTCATCGGCTTCGACACTGGAGCCATCCGAGAGAGTCACCCGGTAAAACTGCTTCGGCCCGTTGTCGAAGACGCCGATAACGCGGGCTACGGTGCCGTCCGGATTGCAGGCCTGGTCGCCGACCTTGATGTCACCGATGAGCTTGAAGCCCTTCGGGGTCAGGACTTTCGTTTCCACCGATGCATCATATGACGGTGCAGCGCGGTCCGGGCAGCGTCCACCCTTCCCGCCACCCGCTGAGCCGCCGAACAGGATGTCGAACTCGGTAGCGGCGTGGAACTCGGCCTGTTTCGGGGTGGGGACGTAGCCGAGCAGCCCGAAGACGTCAGAATGCCGCGCCTTGTCGGCCTCCTGCTGCCGGAGCCGCTCCTTAAGTTCCTGGTACCGCCGCAGCTTCTCCGGGGGCGCCA